AGGTTTCGACGGTCGTCAGGGTAATGATGGTGTTCAAGGTGATGATGGAGCCCAAGGTAACGATGGAACCCAAGGTAATACCGGTTCTCAAGGTCGTGGCATTTCCTTTGCGGTCTCTGATCAACAACCTTCCGGTTCTACGCCTGGTGATATCTGGTATGATACGACAACTGGTCTTCACTTTATCTTCAACTATGATGGTGATTCTTATCAGTGGGTTCAACTTGATGGTGTAAATGGAGACGAAGGATCTCAAGGCCCCGATGGTCCTCAAGGTAATGATGGTCCTCAAGGTAATGATGGTGTTCAAGGTTTCAACGGCGCTCAGGGATCCACCGGTATTACCGGTAATATAGGTCTTCTTTATAAGATGTCACTTGGGGCTGGCATCGACGGCAGCAACGACGGTCGATTTTCGATTCAATCTGGCGCTAGAGTTCTAATACATCCAAACGATCAATTTGGTCAGGACTTTAGTGTGTACTGGGATGGTAGTTTTGTCGGTGCTACGGGTGTGGGAAGTCTGTTCTTGACTCTTGAGTCTGATAGAAATAGATATCAAACTTTGAGATATGATGGCGTAACTTTTAATTCTTCTAGTTTCCCGGGCGTTTATGAATATACTATTACCGGAACTGCTGGTTCAGAGTTGACTGGTTTCGTCGATGAAAAATTCTATGTATACTATCTGAAGGATGGTGTGGATGGTATTGGTATCGGTGTTGCTGGTAATCAGGGTAATGATGGTCCTCAAGGTTTCGACGGTCGTCAGGGTAATGATGGTGTTCAAGGTAACGATGGAGCCCAAGGTAATGATGGTGTTCAAGGTGATGAGGGGCCTCAAGGCCCCGATGGTCCTCAAGGTAATGACGGTTCTCAAGGTAATGATGGTCCTCAAGGAGATGATGGTGTTCAGGGTAGAGGTGTTTCGTTTGCCGTTTCTGATCAACAACCATCAGGGGCCACGCCTGGTGATATCTGGTACGACACTACAACTGGTATTCACTTTATCTTTAACTATGATGGAGATTCCTACCAGTGGTTACAACTTGATGGTGTGATTGGATCTGATGGTGTTCAAGGGCCAACTGGTCCGGCTGGGACAGGTGGATCTGGTGGCGTTGGGAAATACACTGTTGGCCCTGATTTGCCGATAAATTCTGTAACGGGTGAAAAGTGGTTTAATACTGGAGTTGGTCTAGAACTCACATCACTTGGACTTTCTGGCCCGTGGGTCGCACTCAACGCCTCTCGAAAGAACAACCCTGATGGTTACTTCCAGGCGAAAGACGCTAGCACCAGTCCCAAGGTTGTACACGATATGGCCTTCCTTGAGGTTATTGATAACTCAGAATTATATCCTCAATTCGAGGGACTCGCGGCCGGGTTTACAATAGGTTTCGAACCCGTGATTAGAGATGGAGTTACTGGTGCTAGATTAACAGTTCATGGTGTTGATCCGGCCGGATTGCAAGCACTGTCGGATCCAACATCACCTTCACTGAAGACAGTCGGTGCGACCGGTCTTGGTGGTGCCATACCGTTCAATGTTAGTAACTCTGAGGGTGTTTCGTATTCTTCTAGTCTTCTGTTTGACGGTGTGAGTCTCGGTGTGTCCGGTGGTATTAATATTATCACGGGCGCGATCACTTTCCCAGACGGGACGATCCTCGCAAGTAACAGTGTGACTGGTGCAACGGGTGTTCAGGGTAACCAAGGAAATCAAGGACCACAGGGTAACCAAGGAAATCAAGGCAATCAGGGTATCGCGGGACCACAAGGTAATCAAGGCAACCAAGGCCCACAGGGCAATGATGGTGCGGACGGTCCTGTTGGTTCGCAAGGCAATCAGGGTATCGCGGGACCACAAGGTAATCAAGGCAACCAAGGCGTTCAAGGTTTGTCTGGTCCCACCGGATTTGCTATTGCTCCGTCTGGACCGCAAGGACATCAGGGTGCTGGAAGCCAAGGCCCTACTGGACCACAAGGTGTTCAGGGAAGACAGGGTGTAACTGGTAGTCTATCTTTTGTTGCTGGTCCAGTACAACCAACAAACGTGTTGCCTGGCGATATTTGGTATGACACCACTACCGGTATCCACTTTATCTTTAACTATGACGGCGACTCATTCCAGTGGGTTCAGTTAGATGGTGTTGACGGACCCGTGGGACCAACCGGACCCGCCGGAGGGCCTCAAGGAAACCAAGGTAATCAGGGCAGGTTTGGTGTTGCCGGTGCTCAAGGAAACCAAGGCAATCAGGGCAACCAAGGAAACCAAGGCAATCAGGGCATGTTTGGTATTGGTGTTGCCGGTGCTCAAGGAAACCAAGGAAACCAAGGCAATCAGGGCAACCAAGGTAATCAGGGTATCACTGGACCAGTTGATGATTACGTTGTATCTTTCAACGGTGCGACGGGAACTGTAACCACCAACTCAATAATACTGCCGGTTGCGGGACTCTCATCTGGTGGTGGCACATACAGTGGTGATCATTTCTACCTCCCCGACTCCAAGATTATACTAGATGATGGCGTCGAGATTAGTAGTAGACTCGACGGTAATCCGATGTCGATACAGTTTAGGACTGGTGGCATCACTGGTTCTATGGAAATTGGTGATATTGGTGAAGAAGGAAACAGTACCATCCTCTTTATCAACGACGCTCAAAGGCAATTTGAATTTGGTGGTGGTAGTTCTTCCACTGTAAATGTATCAGGAATGCTCGAAGTTAACGGTGGTGGTAGTGCAACCGGTGGTATCACACTCGGTGAACGGGGCATCACCTTTAACGATGGTACGTTCCAGTCAACCGCATTCCGTGCCGGTCTGAAGTATACCGTTCAACATACCGACTTCACTGATGGAAACCCAACTGCGGGTGGTTGTAAACTCGTTAGTAATATATCCGGAACTGCGATTGATGTGGTTGCCATACACGACACGGATGCTAACGGTAATGACATTTCTTCTCTTCTGACCCTACTTGCGGATAACGGCGGATTCATTCAGTTCCTTAAGGAAGATGGTTCAGAACTGGTCGCGCTCGCCCTACTCCCATCTGAAAGTGCTGCTTTTGGAAGTGACATATTCACATTCACCGACATGTCTGGTGTAGAGGTTGACACGACTCCATCTGAAGGTGACATCGTTTATGTGTATGTTGTGCCGAATACGGTCAGTGCAGTTTCCACGTTCGGTGGTAGTAATATATGGAACACGGGCAACATTCAAGTTCAGAAGGGTCTCACCGTTGAGAACATTGCCAATGTTGGATACCTTGGTGTTGATGACAGGGCAATTAAATTTGAGTCATATGCAGCTGGCGGAAGAGTCAAGGGGATTACCTTCGATGATGACACTCACCAGACATCTGCTGCTCAAGTAGACTCGGCCGTTGCTACATTCACGGTCAGTGCCTCTAGTTCTATTGCGACTGGAGCTAAAACTAATTCTCTCTATCGAGTGCCATATAACGCTACACTAAGTAAGTTTGAAGTGAAGGCGAACACTGGTGGGTTCACCGCTGCCGTTTATGTCTCGGGTAGTGACTTTGCGAATCCAGAGACGGGAAAGGTGACTGGATGTTCTTTAGGTATTGCAGGGTTTACTGGTGAAACTACCGTTTTCAACCAGAGTAATGTAACCGGTGGTAACTTCCTATATCTTGATGTGTTTAGTAATGCTGGTGGGTCTACTGCTGCACAGGCTTTCTTGAGTTTTAATAGGAGATAATGAATGGCACTGACTGACGTATTCATTTCACCAGCAGGAGCAGGGAGCAAGGACGGTAGTTCTGTTGCGAACGCACTACAGGCAATCGACAGTGGTGATTGGTCAACAGACATCGAGGGACTCGACCGAGCGAACAAGCGGTTTATATTTCTTGAGGGGACATATTCACACACAACTAAGTTAACTTTTAGTGGTTCTGCCCCTACAGACGAACAACCCAATCAGTGGGTTGGTGCCAAGTCTGATGGAACCATTCTTAGACCTAAGTTTGATCAAACGGGTCTTCGATTGGACTTGACAAACTACCCACTTTTTGTCAATAGTTCAAATACTACTTCGGTTGATACAGAAGAACACACATATTATAAATGCTTGTCTTTTGAAAACACAAACGCCTCATACAATCAAGGTTCAATAGTTGAATCCGCCACCAGTGATATTGACGCACAGATGTGGTTTGGTTGTAATTTTAAAGCAGCACCGGCAAATGACAATGCAGAGGTCATGGTCGGAAATAGCACTATATTTTCAATGTGCGTTTTTGAGTCAACAACAAAACAATATGATAGAATACTAGACCTAAGAAGCAACACCAATGTATCAGATTGTAGGATCATCGGGGGAGGCACATCTTCAGGTAGTGGTGATGGAGATGGTGTAACCACAACTAACTACTTTGGAAAGTTAGAGAGATGTGTGATTTGTAATGTTCATGGTCATGGTTTTAACCACACGGCAACGAACAACAGAAGTAATCCGCACATTCGTAACTGCTCGATTATCAATTGTGGGTCAGATGGGATAAAATCAACACCCACTGATCAAGCATCCGTTCAATCAGGAGTGATAGAGGGATGTATTATTTTTAACTGTACGGGTAATGGTATCGCAGCGGGGGCAGGTGACGACAGACAGAGTGGGGCGCAAATCGCCGCGATGGGGAGTAACGGTGCAAACTTTGAAAATATGGACTCTTACGGGGACATGATTGATGTGATTGCGATCACCACCGCTGACTTTATTGATTATGCGAATGATGATTTTAGAATCAGAAGAGATTCTGTTTTGTATAATTTATACGGTGTGCAAAACTTTGGTGCTATTATGAACGAAGACTTTGAATTCGTGAGTGTGTCTTAGTATAAATAACTTCAGGAGATACTATGGGTATTGATTTTCCAGATGGACCAGAATGTAGTGTATACGGCTATACGTTTGAATCCGGATGCACAAACGAAAATGGAACTACTTTAACCTATGAACAAAAGTTCTCTGTTGTCGCATTTGATAATGGAAATACTGCTTGGGTTCCTTTGGGTGGTGTTTATTCGGGCAGAGACGGTGCTCCTGGCCTCCCCGGATCTCAGGGCCCTGATGGTGATCAGGGTAACCAAGGAAAGAAAGGTAACGAAGGATCTCAAGGCTTTCCCGGAAGAGAAGCTGATGATGGTTCTCAAGGCCCCGATGGTCCTCAAGGTGATATTGTGTCCGGATACGATTCGGACTCCGTGGAAAATAAAAGATTCACGATAGGTCTTTCAGGATCATATACCGTTCCGAGTCTTGATTACTTTGGACTTGAAACTCTTGCTCCAACTACTAATAAACTTTTCCAAACGTATCTTCAACCGGGGAGAAATGACTTAAGCGATCCTTTCACGGGCGGTGCTTTCAATCCATTCTTTGTAGCAACTAAAGGTCAGGGATTAACGCATCCAACAGATATTGTTCCGGGTGCTACAGCAATAGCACATCCAACCAGGCATGTAAATCCGGACGATTTAATGTCATTTTCTCTGTGGAGGAGAGATAATTTTCCTGCCGTAAAATCCGAGAGTTTAGATTTAGACACAACCGATGTGACTGGTTATGAATTTAAATTCCTTGAGGTTAGTAGATTACTTTTTTCGACACCGCAGGGTTACTGTGGTGGGATAGACACTAAAGGCATAACTGGAATCGCAGACCACGGAGACAGGCCCGTTATTGGTAGAATCATAGAGTCTCCGTATGTTGATCTCTTTAGGGAATTTCAAGGAGCAAATCCTTCTAATACAGCTGGATTTACAGGAGCGCGAACTGGAACCCCGCTTGGAACTTTACCGGTCGCCGGTAGACCCGGTGATCTCACTGATCAGTTCACAGCGTCAAGGCAAGGTGGAGCTATTTCTGCAATTAGAAGATGGAACATTAAAAATCTTGGGTCGGCATCTTACGAAAGTTCGGGTGTGATAGACCCCAGAGGGGCATTCACTAGAAATCCATTCTCATATTCTCCTTTGAATTTACTACCAGATGGGCCTACAGATGAATCTTGGGCAACTGTCCACGGTGGAAGAATGCCCTACATGTTTTACTATGGTGGTCCTATTATTCCGAAGGACGGAGACGTTGCTGCCTTTGACCCGGAATCTAGATGGAAATCTACTAAGGGTTCTGATGGGAAACATGCAATATACATTCAAGATTTATACAAACCAGGCCCTAAATCTGGGTCCACCTTACCATCTGGCTCTTCCGGGCCCTGGCCTCTTAGACAGACCATGCACTTCAATGGATATAAGTATGTCGATGCTGGCGCTACGGCGATTGATAAAATTGTTTTCTTGACAGGAACAGCTCAAAATGGTAACTATCCTTGCCCATTGGGCACTGGTGGTAGTGTTACTTTAATTTTCAGTCAAAATAACCCCGGATCTGTCACTGGTGGTCCCACTTATGGTTTCGGGGGTTTGTTCGAATTTGTTGCGGGGTCTTGTGCGGACACAGATCCAAAAATAGACTCTACGAATGAAAACGTAAGATTTGTTGGAGCTACTACATCTTCACTAGGATCTGCCACAGCGGATGTTGATGTTTTTCATATATTCTGTACAGGTCTATTGGGTGGCGGAGAAACTGGTTATCTGATATCTCACCAACAATATAAGAATGCTGGGTATGAATTGTGATGATTATAAATAAAGTCATAGGAGAATAAAATGGGCGTTGAATTTCCAACCGCTGATGCAGAATGTAATACTTATGGATATACTTTTGACTCCAATTGTACTGGAGCCGATGGTAAAACTCTAGATTATGATCAAACATGGCACGCTGTGGTTCTTAACGGCGTAACAGCATGGATCCCACTTTCATCTCCTACAATATCTGGTACTGATGGTACGGATGGTGCTCAGGGCAATGATGGATTCCAAGGTAATAACGGACCTCAAGGTAATGACGGTCCCCAAGGCGACTCTGGAGTTCAGGGTACAAACGCCACCGATGGAACTCCCGGCGCTGAGGGCAATCAAGGTCGTCAAGGACCGGAGGTTAGAAGTGCAAGTCTAAAAAGTAAAGACATCAATGTCTTAGAAACCATGTTCGTTGAAAGTATTGATGGTAATACTTTTACAGTTAGTAGTACAGATTCATTAACATATGACCCTTCAAACCTAGGCGCGCTGAAAATAAAGAGACTAAGAGAGGACATAGGGACAGAGCCTGTCTTTAATAATGATGCTGATTTGATTCTTAGGGGTATTTGCGGACCCTCTCAGTTTGTAAACTTTACAGCTTCTACCCCTACAAAAATTATCTTAGACGACACTTCAGCGAGTGACGGATATGGAACTTGGAGTAGATGGATGGCTGGTGATTTCATGACGGTGATTATTAAGCAACCAACATCAGATCCGCCAAACAATTCTTGGGGACAAACAGGTCAAGACAATCAAAAGTTTTATAGATTAGATGGAACTCAATACGGTTCTGATGAAGTTAGAATCTCCGGCGGGCGAACTGGATCATTTGGAAGGTCTTTAGGAGACATTGATATTCTTTACATTAGTTGTATAAATGAACCTTCACAGACCGCAATAAAACCCTATTTTATAGTTAATCACGTTCCTTTCCACGCAACTGAATAACGCTTGACTTCTTGTGAACATGTGGTATAATGTTTGGTATGAGTTTTTATGTCGATAAAAAGTATATAAATTTAGTTTCGGCCAGGTTAGAAAGATTCTCTTGGAAAAGGGAAGATCTAGCTAATTGTAGGTGTCCTATTTGCGGAGACTCTACCAAGAATAAATCAAAGGCCAGAGGGTTCTTTTACAAGAAGAACTCCAACTTCTTTTATCGTTGTCATAATTGCAACTTTGGTTCCAACCTGTATAACTTCTTGGAACAACTTGACCCAACTTTAATGAAACAATATTCCCTAGAGAGATTCAAGAACGGAGAAACGGGTAAATCAAATTACAAGAAACCCAAAGATACAGAGCTCATGCCCATATTTTCTAGACCGAAGTTTAAAAAGAAAGATGATCTACTCAAACCACTTGTCCGAGTCAAGGATCTGCCGGACAACCACGTAGCAAAGCAATTCCTAGAACTTAGACAGATCCCAAAAAAGTTTTACGATATACTTTACTACTCTAAGGATTTTCACAAGTACATGAAACTAGTGGACCCTGAAGTTAGAGGTCTGGTGGGGGAAGATCAAAGACTAATCATACCCTTCTTTAATAAGAAGGATGAGGTAGTTGCAGTTCAGGGTAGAAGCCTATCTTTTAGAGAAGAACACCAGGCAAGAAGAACCGCCAAGTATATTACTGTGAAGGCAGATAAGAGTATTGATCGTCTCTGGTATGGTATGTGGCGTGCAAACCCAAAGAAAACGGTTTACGTTGTTGAGGGCCCACTTGATTCTTTGTTCGTTCCCAACACCATCGCAATGGTAGGCGCGGGCGCTATTGATAACGTACATCCGAGGTTCGAAAATTCTGAACTGATTTACGCTCTAGATAACGAACCAAGGAATCCACAGATATGCTCTTATGTGCAAAAACTCATCGATCGTGGAAAAACTGTGTGTATCTGGCCTAGGAACTTGCAACACAAAGACATTAATGATATGATAACCAGTGGTATGAGTGTTAGGGAGATAAAGAAAATGATGGATGAAAATTCTTGTGAGGGTATGATTGCTCAATTAAAATTTAACAAATGGAAAAAGGTATGAACGAAGATCCGGATGACAGATTACTCAAAGCACTACTGAAATTTAATAAATTATTTTCTGGTTACATAAAAGAAAACGATCCGGATCTGTGGAACCGAGCAGTAGATTTTGCCAAGGACTTTACTGACGTAGAAGGCGTGACACTATACTATCTTGATAAGGATGAAGAATGAGAGTTTTAGATAAAGGACATGTTCAACTCGTAGATCACATGGGAAGTGACCTCACCGTATGTAACGCGGCTAGAGTTTCTTTCAATAACGAAACTGAGTGGTGCGAGGATAAAGAGGCTGTAATCAGACTCGCTGAAACAGGATCAAAATACCACAGAGAAGATATTCTGGTGTTGTGTGAAAAAGATAAGAAGTTGATTCGTTATCTCGCTCGACACAATCACTGGACCCCATTTGCACACCCACAGATCACTTTACGAATTAAGGCGCCGATTTCTATCCGAACCCAGTTCTTTAAGCATAAGCAGGGTTTCGTTGAGAACGAAATTAGTCGTCGTTACGTTTCATTTGAACCTGAATTTTACTACCCCGAGTGGAGAGGCAAACCCACTAATGGCGCGAAACAAGGTAGTGAAGACTTTGTTGGCATCGATTCCGAAACGGAAAAGGGTTACGAGAATGCAATCAGAGCCTGCATGTACACATACGGTCAACTTCTTGAGAATGGGGTCGCCCCTGAACAGGCTAGATTTGTCTTGCCCCAAGGGATGTATACTGAATGGTATTGGACAGGCAGCCTCGCAGCCTACGCAAGGTTCTACAGTCAGAGAATTGACGAACATGCACAGTGGGAAATACGACAATACGCAAGAGCAATTTCAAATCTAATCCAACCTCTTTTCCCTGAGTCGTGGAAAGAATTGACATACATAAATGATCCAGAGAAAAGCATTACGGAGAATACGTGAATGGGACTACCTAGTTTATATCAAGATTTTATACACCTCTCTCGATACTCTCGATGGTTAGATAAAGAAAACCGACGAGAAACTTGGGAGGAAACCGTGAAAAGGTATTTTGATTTTTTTACAGAACACCTTAGAGAAACATGTGATCACGAAGTAGATCCCGGTCTCCGCGAAGAATTAGAACGAGCTGTTGTGAATCTAGAGATCATGCCATCCATGAGGGCATTGATGACTTCTGGTGAAGCCCTTAGAAGGGACAATATCGCAGGGTATAATTGTTCCTACGTTAGTGCAAATAAGGTCAAGTCGTTTGATGAAATTCTGTACGTTCTTATGTGCGGAACTGGCGTTGGATTTTCTGTCGAACGCGAACTCATCAAAACCCTGCCGACGATAGCAGAGGAGTTTGAAGACAGTGATACGACAATTGTTGTACAGGATTCGAAGATGGGCTGGGCGAAAGCGTATAGAGAGCTCTTTAGCCTGCTCATTGGAGGTCAGGTTCCAAAATGGGACACAAGCAAAGTTCGCCCTGCGGGCGCAAGACTTAAAACTTTTGGAGGTCGGGCAAGTGGACCCGAACCGCTTGAAGACTTATTTAAATTCACCGTCGAAACTTTCCGACGAGCAAAGGGTAGAAAACTTACTTCTATCGAATGTCACGATATCATCTGCAAAATTGCAGAGATTGTGGTTGTCGGAGGCGTACGCCGGTCCGCATTGATTTCTCTTTCTTCTCTTACGGACGAACGTATGAGAGACGCAAAGAGTGGTGCCTGGTGGGAAGCAGACCCCCAGAGGGCTCTTGCTAATAACTCCGTAGCTTACAGAGAGAAGCCGGAGTCCGGTACTTTTATGGAAGAATGGTTATCTCTTTATAAGTCAAAGAGTGGTGAACGCGGTATCTTCAATCGTGATGCTTCCAAGAAGCAAATCGAAAAGGCGAACAAGTTCCGTCTGGACATTGACTCTAGTTATGTGACCAGAGACCCGGATCACGACTTCGGAACCAATCCATGTTCTGAAATTATTCTTCGTGACAAGGAATTCTGTAATCTGACAGAGGTCGTTGTTCGCAATAATGACACCGAAGAGAGTCTCAACCGAAAGGTACAACTCGCAACCATTCTAGGAACTTGGCAGTCTACTCTTGTAAACTTTCGTTACCTGTCGGGTGATTGGAGAAAGAACTGCGAGGAGGAGAGGCTTCTTGGAGTGTCCATGACAGGCATCATGGATTCTAAGATTACCAGAGACATGAAGGGTCTGTCGGATAGACTGGAGGGTTTCAGAAGAACTGCTATTGTTACCAACAAGGAACATGCAGATCTTCTTGGTATTCCTCAGTCTGCCGCAATTACATGCGTGAAACCATCCGGGACAGTCTCTCAGTTGACCGATGCCGCTTCTGGTATTCATGCTAGACACAATGACTATTACATCAGAACAGTTCGGGCAGACAACAAAGATCCTCTGTGCAAGTTCATGAAGGATAAAGGATTCCCGAACGAAGCTGATGTGATGAAACCAGATCATGTTACAGTATTTTCTTTCCCGGTGCAGTCCCCCAAGGGTTCTGTTACGAGAAACGATATGAGTGCGATAGAACAACTAGAACTCTGGTTGGTTTATCAGAGACATTGGTGTGAACACAAACCAAGTGTTACCATCACCGTTAAAGAAGAAGAGTGGCCTATGGTGGGTGGTTGGGTTTACGATCACTTTGATGAGATTTCAGGTATCTCATTCCTGCCTCACAGTGACCACTCCTACAGACAGGCTCCATACCAAGATTCTACCAAGAGGGAGTTTACCGAGTTTTGCAAGAAACTGCCTCAGGAAGTTGATTGGTTGGAACTATCCAGTTATGAAAAGGAAGACAATACATCCGGAACCCAGACGATGGCTTGTTCCGGAAACTCATGTGAAATTGTTGACTTGACAAACTGATCAAATTAAAGTATAATACATATTGTTCACATTCGGTTAGTCCGTCTGTGACTACAGTCTAAACATAAGGAGAAAAAATATGACTAAGACTGCAAACAATTGCTCCTATTTTGGGTGCGCTACCGATGTCGTCGGTAAAACTCTTACGAAGTTCGGCGTGTGCCGTTCTACTCTCATTACTCTCGCTCTTATTCCCTTCGCATGGGATGGCGTAATTTGGTTCCGCGATGCAATCGCAACTGTTTGGGATGCTGTCACCTCTTGGGGTGCCTGAGTAAATGTCAAGGAGAAAAGACATGAATTTACTTACTACTATTGTTGCTGCGTCAATCGCAAGTGGAACTTGCTACGCAGATACTAACGTGGAGTCAATGAGAGCTGCCGAGACTAGGGAAATGATCCGCGAGGTTCTTGCCGAGTCTGCAACTCACACTTCACTTCGGGATGGGGTCCACAGAGACTTCACCTTTACTCCCACCGGATTTGTACAGTTTCGATACCTGTACAACGACGGTGATGACCTAGATGTTCGTCAGGGATTCGACGTTCGTAAGGCCGCCTTTGGGTTCAAGGGTCGTCTGCAACTCGGTGACGGGTTCGCAAGCTACAAGTTTACCGCAGAGGTAGGTTCTAACACCGATTTCCGACTTCGTGACGCTTATATTCGTAACGACTTTGGATTTGCGACTGTTAAAGTTGGACAGTTTAAGACTCAGTTTATGTCTGAGGTTAATGTTTCAACTCCAGACACTCTGATTGGCGATTACTCGATCGTCTCTTATACCTTTGGTCAGGGACGATCGCAGGGTGTGGAACTTTCGAAGGAACTTGGAGACTTCAACCTCTCCGGTGCCTACACCGATGGTTTCAACTCCGCTAATACTGAGGTTACGACCGACCACGACTATGGTTTTGTTGGTCGTCTCTCTTACGGTGGACTCGACTGGGTAGATCTCGGTGCTGCTATTGCATACAACGAGGCTGCCGATATGGGTGTTACATCGTACACCTTTGATGCCACTTTCGACCTGAGTGATGATCTCACCAGTAGCGTTGGTTATGTTGCCCGAGATGGTGACGCTGACGGCTGGGGTGCGGTTGGACAGGTCGGTTATCGAGTTGCAACCAATTGTCAACTGTTTGGTATGTACGAGTACGGCAAGATCGACTCGGAAGTTCTGAACATTGCGACTGTTGGTGTCAACTATGACCTCTGCACGAATGTCCGATGGACCAACTCTGTTGGTTACTCTTTCGAGGGTGTCGGCGCTTCATGGGATGTCAACGACACTGGTTGGTCGAACAACTCCGAGGACGGACAGTACCTCGTTCGATCCCAGATCACTTTTAGTTTCTGATACAAACTAAAAGAACAATAAAGAACCTCTCCCTAAATATGGGGAGAGGTTTTTTTATGTTTGGACATTGGGAAAACTTACCAGTAGACTTTGAACCAGATCGGTGGTTTGGTTTTGTTTACGAGATCACCCACAAAGAGACAGGCAGAAAGTATATCGGCAAGAAACAATTACACTCGTATACACGAAAGAAAGTGACCGGCAGGAAGAACAGAAAACGTGTGGTAAAAGAATCTAAGTGGAGATCCTACACAGGATCCTGCGACGAACTCAATCGGGACATCGAGGAATATGGTATAGAGAACTTCAAGTTCGAGGTTCTGAAACTGTGCAAGAGTAGAGGAGAACTTACATTCTCTGAAGTCGAGTATCAGATTAAGAATGATGTTCTATCTGAGTCTATGGATAATGGTGACCGGGCCTACTACAATTCTAATATCATGAATCGGTGGTTTGTTCAGGAGGACTAGGTTTGAACTCTCTCCAGGCGAATATAACCGATGCCACAATGAGAACGAACCAGATCATATAAACCCACCAATGGGATCCGGAGGCCTCCACGATTTCGACTGGAGAACCAACCTGTTTGATTGGAGCCGAATCATTCTCGCCTAAAATCTTCTGGTTGCCTGCACATCCGACTAAACCTGCACAAAATAAAATCAATAATAACTTTTTCATCTAGATTTCCCCGCAGCGGTTCCGAAGTAGAACCCCACAATTGTAACTAATATTTGCCTGTTCTCTGTAGTAAACAGGAACCCATGTATCGATTCGAACGAAACGTACTCATTAGTCCCGAACATTCCAAAAATGTCAAGGGGTGAGTTTCTCTTCTCTACTATTTCTACCACAGTTGGAATCTGGAAGAACGGTAGAATGAACGGAGCAATGATCGTTCCGAATAAGATACAGAGAACGATAATTCTACGAACCACCTTACCCGCACTGATAGGAACTCTGTTCACCGCAGAGTCGGCCATTTCGTTTTCGGTTTTCATCATGGAGATGGTTCTCTCGAACCTCTCTTGTTCCATCTGTCTTTTTTCTGCTATGGACTTGAAGAAGAATCCGGTCAAACTGCCGCCTACTAATGATAAAAATTCTGTTGTTAAAAACGACTCCAACATATTTTACCTCCTGAACAGATAGGACATTTCCCCTGTTTTTTCGTTTTGGATTATAATGCTTTTTGCACCGGATCGTCTAATTTGGTCTTTGACGCCATCAGTGTTTTCTTGCTTGAGATACTTTGCGTATCTCTCATACTTCACTTTACCCATGATACACTTGTCATACTCTTCTTGACTTACTTTGAAGACTGGGTTACCCATGAACTTGTCATCAGGTTTTCTTTTCTTTTTTCTGACTGGAGGAAAATCATCAGGCGGAGGATTTATTCCTGCGATGCCTGGTCCTGTGGAATTAACCGCAGTTTCTTCTTCAATGAATTGGTTGAAGGTCTTCATGGGTGAATACTCTTTCTTTTATCTTAAATATGGGGACACCTAGAATTATGTCCACCGGTTCCATATACTCTGATATAACTACTTTCCTACCGTCTAGGATGTACTCTCCGTCCTCCAAGACGGTCGGAAACTCGAAAGACTCCTCCAGACCCTCTAGATTTAAATCCTCTAGATGGTTTAGGAGTGCATTCTCGATGGTATCGGGAGAACACCCCATTTTCATACTGTGTTCTTTGAGGAAGTAAATTGCAGCTGCGAGTGAAGCTAGTTTAGTTTTACCGAACGGCAGTTTTTCTAGAACTCTTTTCATCTTCCAGACGAGGGTATAAAACACGGAAGGGTATGCTTTTTTCTCTTCGGATGTTTTGAGAGTCTTTCTCTTCTTAAGAATCTGGCCCCGTTCATCGATGATGCCTAGTTTATAAGCGTCAGTCTTATCGAATGGAACAACAAGAAGTTGTATAAACTTATATGCGATGAAAATATCAAGTGCCGTTCCTGCGAGTGCCATCAGATTCCTCTCAAAGTTTCTGCAATCTTTTGATCCACCGGAATGTCCACTAGATCAACCTCTGGTATCGTTTCTGGTAAGTAGTTAAGATATAATAAAAAAGTTTTCAGTGGTGAGTGTATTTCTTTCTCTAGTTTTAGGAAAAGTAATCTCACCGAAATTTGTCCTAACACGTTGTGTAGTATTATTAAATGATTTAGTATCAACCTCTCTCGTAAAGATCCACTGTTTAAATATTTTTTAAACAATCTTTTTAGGTACTTCACTCGATCTAAGTCTTCATGGAATTCTTCAATACCCTTGCATTGTGGGTTATCGTAGAATTTCATACAAACCATCATGTAGTTATCATTATTAAGAGGTTCACCATAGATCATTTATTCTGTCTCTGTTTCTCCACTGTCGGGAACAATCATAACTTCTGCTTTATGTAAACCATTGCCGACTTTATTGAAGTTGACTTCTAGGTTTAAACCGTGTCCTAGTTTTTCTCTGATGTTGTCACTTCTGTGAAACTCATCGAAAGGTGTGTCTACGGTCTTACCAAAAGAACCACCCCACATTTTGAGAGCGTACGTGCCTTCACTTGCAGAGGCGACATCGAAGTCCAAACCAAACTTGTGAAGGTTTGTCTTAAGTTCTACGACGGCTTGTCTTTTGTCAAAGTATAGTTTTCTTGTGTAGTTCTGTAGGAAGTTGTTTATGACTTCGATACTTTCCGGGTCACCTAGTTCGTGAACCCCATATGAACCAGACCCTACGTTTGGTTGGGTTGAACCATAATCGTACACAGCTTGAAGATCTTCGTCTAGTTTTTCTCTAATTTTATCGAACGATTTCATTTGTCTATTCTTCCTTCCATTGAGTGTGTTGCAATATCATAAAAGGTTCCGGCTTGCTTGTTTGAATACATCACACCATCAGCCGCTGTGGTTAAGTGCTTAGAGAAGGTTGCGTTTCTATCTTCTAGAGTCTTTGCCTCTCTAGCTTCAATTCCGGCCTGAATCGCAGCAGATCGCATATGATCTGGTAACTCGGAACCGACGGCTTTGTGACTAGACATCATGTTCGAGATATCGTTCACTAAATTACTATATTTGTCATCTTTGAACATTGTTTCTCCTAGAGTGTGGTGTTTGTTTCATGTAATTCTTGAGAAGTTCGTCTGTTCCGTCTTCTCCAGCACCAGATTTTTGTTTCTCATTATATGTATTGTTTTCATTCTTTCCTCTGAGCCTAGCAATTCGTTCTGTCTCTTTTTTACGAATACTCGGGAGGAGTTTGGTGGTCAGTTTCTTGATTACTGCCTTTTTCTTGTCTATTTTCTTCTCAACCTTGTCTTTTTCCTGCGGTGACATTGTGTTCCAATTCCTGTCTCGAATGATCTTCTTTTTGATCTTCTCCCGTGCAGCTTTTTGAGCTATTTTTTTCAATTGGGTCGAGTTCTTCTTTATTTTCTTTTTACGTTCACGACTCTTTTGTCTCTTCTTTGCAGTTCTTTTTGCTGCACGGGCAATGTTTCTTCTGCCCTTCATGGAGATCTCGAAGAGGTTCATCTGTTCGTTGATGTCCATCTCCACATCTTCGACGATTGACATGCTCTTTCTTAACTCATTGTACATGGCCTTACCATCTGCAACACGCATCTTTGAAGGAATGCCCTTGAGGAAAGACTTGATATCTTTATTCTTCACGAACTTTCTCATTTTAGATGCGGACATACCAGAAACGCCTTCTGCGTCGGGATCTCGTTGACCTGCACTTACGACTTTGAACTTGTCAAAGTTGAATGCCTTTTTCGGATCCGGGTGTCCGATATATCGTTTGATGGCCCGATCGAACTCTCTAACTCTGTCCGAGCCGACCACAAGTGTTACATCTGTGTACCCATCATCACTCATACTCTTAAGAGCATGGAAGACTGTGATTGATCGGGGGTCCATCATAATATTGGCATAGGGAAATGCCTTCTTTAGATACTTGACCTTTGATCTATAAGGTAGAGGATTACTTTTAGGATCATGTGATTGCGATGCGTAGATTCGGTGTTCTGATCCCTTTGATACAGAGATTACTCTTTGTACAAGAACTTCATGTCCGGATGTTGGGGGATTAAATCTACCGAATGTGAGTGTTGCTGACTTCATGGTTGTTCTCCAGTCTATTTATAAAAAAAAGACGCCTTTCGGCGTCTTTTGATAATCTTCCATGATTCAGGGTGTCCAGTTCTTCGGAGCATTGAAATTTTGTCTTGAGAACTGCATTCGATCTACGAGTTTTAATGTAGAACCTTTTTTAAATCTGTCTATCGCTACAAATCCCTCTGGTGCGGTAGACTTATATCCATCTGATGTAGGTACAAATGTTCCTATGTCTTTAATTGTCTCTAACTTTCTAATGACATCAACCTTAACGACAGACAGATCGCGGTATAAAGAGAAAATTTTATCTATCTTAGACTGATTCGACTTCAATTCTGAGATCAAGTCTTCTAATTCTGTGCTTTTTCTCTTTTTGGCGCTGTCTGTTTTAAGGTTATCTATAGCGGCCTGCATCTTGTCTTTCACGAACGTTGTGAAATCCTCCGCAGACCCAATGGCAGCTCCCTGCTTCACCATCGAATTACTATAGATTTTCAATTCATCTATTATCCTTGTATTGGATATAAATGTATCTAAAAAACTACTCACTGAGTTTAGTGATGTTTTAAGTTTTGATATCTGTTTTTTTATTCTTGTTGTTTCAGCTTTGGTAAACGTGGCTGTGCCACTTACATCTTTAAATGCGGCATCGCGGAACCAGACATCCCTAGTCTTTCTTAACGCAGTCAAACGTGGGTTAAACGAGGCCTTTAACTTCGAGAAGGTTCGTCCCTTGTATGCTGTGTGGAAAACAATTCCCATCTTGGATGACTTTATTTCCTTGGATAGTGTTGAATCGACGGGAACAGCATACGCAATAGTATTGGGTTGAAATGTTACATGTTCTTGTCCATCGATAGTCTCCTGTTTTAAATCCGATTTAATAAACATCATATCGCCTTGAAGAATACCTTTAATCCCGAGTTTCGGAAGGTACTTCAGTGCGATCTTGAGTCGTTCGCCAAGACCACCGGGGTGGTTCTTGTCAATATCTGCATTGGTGTAGTTGATTTTGGGAGTTCTTTTATTGAATACTGATTTCGATCCAACAAAGAATTTCCCGTTGTCCGGATTGATGCCTGCGAAGATCGCGGGAGCTCCGTCCCACTTCACCGTAAGATCTACGCGAGATTGGTTGTTACCAGAAAGCATGTCCGTGACGGCGGACAGGAACTCTATTGCTTGTTCACCGCCGGCGGTGCCATCATTGAGGATCGCATCCTCAAGATGCTCCATGTGGACGTTCTTAGCTTCCGTCAGAAAGGATTTGAACGGTTGAATTGTCATGATTATCCTTTCGTTCTACCCAGTATTTATTGATACATTGCCTTAGGGGTTCGCAATAATCGAGGGGATTCGCAACAAATTCCTGAATTTCTCCGTCTTCGTTGGAAATCAGGATTACGATTTGTTCAATTGGTTGTCCAGTTCGCTCCTGCCACATGATTGCGTAAGCCGTAGACTGCATGAAATACTCGGTGATGTCCGACTTTCTCTTCTTTCGAGTCGAACCTTTGAAATCAACCACGGAAAGAACACCATTATACTCTGCAAGACAGTCAACTCTACCCGCAAGCATCAGGGTGTTGCTCCAGAGAGGAACTTCCTGTGCGACGATGTTATCGATGTTGTCTAGAAGAGGAATGACCTGTTCAAAGAGATCCCATGAGTTTGCATCCACATCCTTATAGGAGACTTCTTTGTTCTGTAGGTAGTCTTCGATGATGGCGTGGAACTTGTTCCCGCGTCGAAGTACTCGCTTCGACTCTTCGGGGTTGTTCTTTCTCCATTCCTTGAAGAACTTTTTCTTTTCGTGGCCAGTGACCGTGGTGACAGATGGGTACTTTTCGCCTGTTGGGGTTAGGTAGTGCCTACCGTTCTCTGTGGTCTCTGATTTGAGATCATCCAACTGAGGTGTCTCTAAATGATTAAAACTTTTCATAACAATTCTCACAATCCATATTATACACTATTTATGTTAAAAGTCAAGTATTTTTCTTTGACCGGTTGGAGGACTTGTCCACGATTTTTAGGTTTGATATCGCGTTTGTCCCACCTTTGGAGAGGGGTTTACGGTGGTCTACGTCCTTGCCGTCTCCCTTACTGACTCTCCCCCTCTTCTCCATCTCTCGTCTCGCCAGGACTCTCAGGGACCGTCTACGTCTCTCCTGTGGTTTCCCGTGAAAGGTTTGGTACTCGCGCTTGTAGTCGCGGTCTTCCTTCTTGGTTGCGAGGTTGGTTTTTTTATTATAACTGTACTCCTCGGGTTTATTCCCGTCCTTCTTCGCAGCCCGGTCCTTGGCTCTCTCACCAGCAGACATACTGTTTCTTTTTTCGCCTTTTGCTGTGAGTTGTTGAGTGCCTGGCTTAAGTACGCCGTTTTTCTGGAGGGATGCAGTTGCGATTGCGTATGCAGCGTCCTTCGACTTACCCTTGTCCATCAGCTGTTGGACGAGTCGGTCGAGAATCTCGGGTTCGCGGAGTAGTTGAAGATGTTCTTTGAATGATCTCATGTTATCCTATCTTTACAAAGGGTGCGCTCATTTTACTGGAGGACATCGCGTACAGAAGAATGGATGTCATTAGTTTGTTTCTCTCTGGACCGGTCAAATCTTCGAATAGAGTTAACAATTCCATCCCAAGATACTTTGAATAAATCCAAGTTGCTTCTTTTTTTCTCAACCCAACTGCAATTTCGGATTTGCTCAATTTCTTACTACCACGATCTACCTGTTTGTAGTAATAGTAAAAATCATTGATAAAACTCTCAGACAGATTTTTGGGATTGGTTACTTCACTCGCAATCGCATCGGAGTCTGATATTGAGATGATGTTGGAACTCTTTCTGGGGAATGTATCGACAATGATTTTGTTGAGTGGTCCCCCGGATACTTTACCCAAGTTTGCTTCTGCTCCCTTGATCTCCCCCTGCCATCCTGTTGGTCTGGACGAAAAGGATCGGAACTGAATCTTACCTTTATCGTATTCTAAGTAAACATCTTTACTGGCGAAGAAGTCACCACTTGTTAGAATACTCTTTGTGTATTTGAAATTGTACCGAGTGGACTGCGGCATATTGAAGAAGGAGACCGTACCCACACTAGTTTTCTTTAGGGACACACCAACAACATCTCCGCTTTTATATGCGTCCAACAAATACCTGTTAGCTTCTCCAAAGTTGGGGCAACTTTTCCAATCCTTTTTTGCACCGGTTGAGGATATGATCCATATGTCAGCGGGCGTATATTTGTTGAGGTTTGAAAATACTTTACCGGATTCTGTATTCCAGACTTTATACTGGTTTTCAAACGCATCAACCCACTTGGATCCTCTGTGGAAAATATATCTTTTGTTTGATTTTTTACTACCGACCAATTTATACATTTTGTTGGCAGTTATACACAAGGAAACAAACCATGTGGTATCTAGTTTATTGAAGATGTTTTTTATGATCCTTGGATCATCAACATCGACATGTTTCATGCTCTTTTTTAGTACAGATTCGGAGATGTCTTCTGGTTTCAGGTCTCGACTGGGTTTGATATAAAACCGAACCGCAGCAAAAAGACATTGAGCGGATTCGGCTATGCGTGTTAGATCGGCACCAGCACCTGATTGCGCCATTGGGTCACCCTCCGGCGAGTTCTTCCTGATAATAGTCGAGCAGTTTGGTTGCGACTGCTTCCTTCTCCTGCTTGGAGAGTTTCATACTACCAGAACCAAACTCTTTGTTGTACTTCTTGATTCCGTCGTTGACTGCGTATAGGAAACCCTTGACTGCCATCTCCTGATCGAAGATACCCTTCTTCATCTTTCTCTGGTAGTTCTTGATGAGTGGGGTGATTCTCTGTCGGTAGAGTTGTGCGTCGTTGGTGATGAAGAGGAACAGTTCGTTGATCATTACCTTATCGGCTTCTGAGAGTTCAACACTTTCTTTCATAGAGTCCTTCTTGGTATGGAAAACTCTTTTAGAGTCCTTCGTGTGAGTTTTCCCGGTGTGAACTTCACCGTTGGGCATTTTATGAACAGGACCATCGTATGGTTCGCCACCCTTGAAGAAGTGAGTTCCCTTGTGTGCGTAAAGATTAGCCTCTCGTTTTGCTAGTCTTTCTTTTTCTCTGTCGGCCGACGTTCGTGTCTGTTGTTGCATTCTCTTTTCGTGATCCTGCTTGACCTTTTTACGGTACGCGATCATCGAGGGTGTGTTCTCTATGCTCTTCACACTCAAGTTCATACCGTGAGGCATCATCTCATCAACCTGTTCAACGTCTTCGAGTTTCATGGAGTATTTCTTCATGAACTTATCTTTCATGCGGTCGTTCTTGAAGGTAAGTCTATACTCACCGTCTTTGACTTTTTTGCCTCCATCAAGTAAACCTGTTCGTGAGGTCTCGGATCCGAGCGCAGCCGCGCCGGCATTATCACTCTTAAACTTGACATTTGCGGTAACTGCTTCGTCAACGTCTTCCTTCATGAGTGCGTCATGGTTGTCAATTGCATACTTGTTGGCATCTGCTTCACTCTTGAATTCCTTAACCTTCTTCCCGCTCTTGTTATAAACACAGAACATTCCGGTTTCGGGATTCTTCTTGACATGCTTCTTGGGATCCATTTCGACTAACTTTTTCATTCGCTCTAGGTATAGTTGACGTTGAATAGACATTGATATCTCCTTGTTGGACTTTTTTTATTTATGATTTATGATGATTGGGTGAGGTTGAGAATTTTCTGCATTTGCAGTTCACACTGTGAAGATCTCTGTGATCCAGGCCAGTACAGATAGTCTTTATCAGAGTTCTTTTTGAGGTTGATGAGTAGTGGGAAGATGAGTGATTGAATCTCCCCGAGTTTTGCTTTGAGTAGTTCGTCGTACTGATCCTTGACCGCGTTCGCACCTTCGCAGGTGGAGTTCATCTCAAGAATCATATCTAGTTTGTTTTTGATGTTTTCAATTTCTTCTGGTGATGCGGTCTCTGCTGCTTTACCACCAAGGATGTCTTTGAGTTCATCCTCATTGACAGCCATAAATCCGTAGGATTCGTCACTGTCGAATCCTTCCATGAAGTCGTTATCATCTGCCATTACATTGCCTCTCTTAAATGGGTTTCTTCATATTTATAGTTAACCATCTTCTCCAGATTTGTTTTCCCTGATTATCCAGTCCGACAAGTCGGAGTGTACAGAAAGATGGTTTGTATGGTTTATAATTCAATTTCATTTTCGCTTCTTTGAGAGATTTATTAGACTTAGAATGGTTACAACTCTCGCACGACGTAATGAGGTTCGTCCACGACGAATCTCCTCCCCGGCTCCGAGGATGAACGTGATCGATTGTGAGAGTTCTTGGATTCTTCGATCTAAATCCGCAGTATTGGCAGGTCCAGTTGTCCCGTCTGAAGACATTTTTTCTCGTTGGTTGTGGGTCGTTGTCCCAAGGTATGTGAACATATTGAACAAGGACGATCGCAGCGGGTAGTGTGTATTTCCCTTTGACCGTCCTTACCGAATAGTTTTCTTTGTAGTTGTGGGGTGCTTTTGCTTTTCCCGACTCGATGAGTCTGATTGCTTTTTTCCAATCTATGATTGAAAGTACTTCTTCACTTGCGTTTAGTAGGAGTACACTTCTCGTCATAAAACCTCCTCAATCATACATATATATAAATGTAGGTTCTAGAAAATGGAGTGATACCGCATGTTCTTTAATGCTGGCCGAATGGGATTCAAACATTTCAGATCAGTAGTGACTCCGGGTGGACCAACCCCCGGTGGTGATACTTATTGTTTTGGTTTAACTGGTACGGAACACGTAGTGTTTGGTTTTGACAATTTCCCAGTCCCAGACAAACCAGCCTTTGCTTACATTTATGATTGTACAATGACATCTGAGTGCATAGATTACAACAGGCCGAGAACTTATCCACCGAATAATTGTATCGATAAAACCAGCGATGTTTATGAGGGCCCACCAGTAGGGATGCCTGATGAAGAGTTTTGTTCTTGTACGGGAGATTATGTAAAAGGACTAAATTGTTTTTTCAAGAACATCGTTAATAGAATTTCTGCGAATTCTCAAAATCACCTTACGACTAATTGTGGAGCACCCCAAAATGCGAACGCACAGGATCTGTGCGCCGTTGGTCCGGAGGACATATTTTGTAGGACTGGAGGACCGGATGATCGATTAAGTGATGAATGTTGCATAGAAACTGGAGTTAATTGTACGCAATTTGGACACACTTTCTGCATTCCAACTGAAGACGAAATGTGCGATTTTTGTTTCGGTGGTGTAACGGGAGATGCAATTCATTGCGGTATTAGCGTGCCTTACGTGTCACCTAATTGTCTATGCACCACCAGCACATGTGCCGAGGGTTGCCCGCAAAATTCCAACTGTGAACTCTGTGATGCCTCCGGATCATTGTCCTACTTAGGACCAGCAGGGCCCGGCGAAAACGGATGTCCAATTAATGTTGATATGCCAGAGTCTCCTTCAATTAGAGATCCTCTCTCTGAAACCCAAGGCGGGATCACGCCTCATTACTGCATCACTAACACTGGACATTTTGTGTCTGTTGAGGATTTTGGGCCTGGAATAACAAATACAAATCAAATCGATCCAAGTAGAATGATAAACATAACTGGAAATGATTGTGCTGGTTGTTCCAACTCTGCATATAAAGCGTTCTTTGCGTATATCACATATGAAGAGGGTGTTACTTTCTGTAATCTTTTCCTAACGCCGACCATTAGTGGTCCCTGTTCTCCTCCCACTTTCACTGAGACTGGGTGTACTTTTGCCTTAGCTGGATTCACCGCACCGGGAAGGACGGAACAATTCCAATACCCAGAGTCAGACTATCTGCTTGAGTTTGGTTGCGGAAAGGGTTTGGTAAGATCCAACTGGAGCTCAGACCCGCTCGGATTGCCCTTCTTCGACGAGACCAAAAGAATTGATACTTCGTTGATTGATACATGTGGTATCAATCCCTGCGGGTGTTCTGACCCCCAAAATGATCTATCTGATAACGTTGGATTTACTGGTGGGGCTTGTAGAGAATTTATGAATGGTGAACCTTATATAGTTGGATCCGCTACGACTCGACACTACGAACCTTACTTTTCGACATGTGATTCGATCCTCAACCAAGTCGGAGCAGACCCTCAACCCTCCAATACCGGAGATTTGGTGGTCAATCCAACTATCGAAAATGCAAGAACTCCCTTTGCTAGAGAAGCCGTTAATAGAATAGGTGTCAGGTCAGAGGAGTTGTTCGACCTGCCAATAATTTCAACTGGAATAGCTAGATCTTTCTTTGCTCCTTGGACTGACAACTTCATAGACAGAGTTGCTATTAATGCCGCTTCACTTAGTGTTGCCAATGAGGGTGTCGCATTTAGTGTATATCCTGCGTCAAATTATCACAGTTGGTTTAGTGGACCCATGTTTGATATCATACATGGAAACAGTGACAGCTTCGCTTTCGAATCGCCGGTCGGTGCCATCGATGATCAACTAAGATTTAGGGGGTCTATAACCCCACAAACCACTGCTCCCATAACGATCAGAGGTCAACAACACCCACAGTTATTTGGAAACTTTATTACACCCCCCGGTTTCTTTGGATACGCAAAGGAAGCTAGAGAAAACATAACAAATAGAGGATATATGAATAGTTGGGGGGCTGTAAAACTAAACGAGTTTTATCGTCAACCTGATAGTGTCTGGACAGGAGGAACCCTGCCATCTTTCAATGAAGTTTTGACGAACGGTATAGAAGCTCCGCCGAATCAGACACCCGGATCCGCTAACCCATCAGCTACTCACCTACAATCTAACCCGATGGGACTCACTGGATATTGTGGGATGGGTTGGTGTTCGATGATAGGCAGACAGAACTGTTCTTGGTTAAACCCCAGATTTACAGTCTTAAGTAATTGGTTGTGGGTGGGGGCTGGTAACTCAGCAGCGTACAAGCCGGGCACTGAAAAATATGCCGGATCCACTTATTGGACAAATGCAGAACTTGATAAAATCCAATCTGAACTCTTCGGGATCGGGGCCCCCGGTCTCCCAGATCGTGGGTTCGGTGGTGCCGGGATCGGTGAGAACATCGAACCAATAACCGGTTCGGTCTTCCAACCGGAACAAAGAGTTTTCTCAGTAACGACGTTACTTTCCCAACTCCCTCGTTCAGATGACGAAGATGATCATGGCCCCAGTGGTCTACCTACATCTCAATACCCATGTTATTACAGTGGTGCAAACTTCAGGCCCGAGTGGACAGTCGGAGATGGTGTTCGAAAATTTCAAATTGTCGAACGACTACAGGAACCAGCTGGGACTGGGCGCGGTGGGGAGAGATCAAATACTTGCCCACAAGAATTCAACGAGTCCGGCGGCGCCAACGATGTGAATGGTACAGCTAGAGTTAATTATGGACTATTTAGAGACGCTACTAGACCATACGAACAAAACCAAAGATATCACGGCATGGATAGATGGGAATCAGATTCCGCAGTTGGTCATCGTGGTGGCCTACTAGGTTCTGATGTCGTGGATGGTATCATGCCCAGTCCTTCAATTCTATCCTACTACCCACTTAATATAGTGGGGGGATACCTTTATGCTGGTCCAAAAACCGTAGATACCTATGGTCAACCCACGGTCAGTCTGTCAGATCTAAATGAAGTGACCGGTATTGGTAATGCCAATGGATTTCTCTATGGTGGTTTTGGTAGGGATATATCTTGGAGACAAAAGGGCGATCGAAATGACAAAACTTTATACTTAAATCCCGATGGCAGTCAAGCCACCGGAGCAACCACTCCCGACTCAAATCAATCTGATCAATACAGTTCTCATCACGCCCAGAGACTTTACAATAGCGGATCGGATACAAATAGCGCAACTACCGCTAAAGTTCTGGATCTCCCCTATCAGCAGACGGGTAAAGTTTTAGATATGATCAGTAATTGTGAGTACCGTGGATGGCAATACTTAGCTGCTAGTCACTGTCTGTTGGACATTTCCTCACAAGGTATTTCGACAATTAGTTCTAAGTTCGCAGGATGTACTGCTTTTTATAGACCGCCAAGCGCTGGATCTTTCCCTGCAAGTGATGGGTCAAACGCGACTTCAACTTACCAGTTCAACGGGAATGGTTGGTGGTATAGAACCCACGAACAGTTGAGTAGAGGTATTGACGAGTGTGGATGGACATCGGGTATCGGCCCGGCCGGGTGGGTTAAACATGAACACGGATGGTATCCGGACTATGATGTCACGGATGGGACCGTCCTATCCCAACAAATGGAAACCGGGAAAAACGCGGGCGATGAAGGAGCGAATCTAGGAGACAATCGATATACACAACCGAACGCTGATTTTCTCAATTCCTCTAGTTCTAGTTTCTCAAGACATGTAAAAAACGATATCGGGGGTTTCGTTCCGGGCGAGGAGAGTTTAATCATACCATCCCAAGTGGGTAATGATAACTTAAATAATGGTTGGACTGCGTGTTCCATGAAGAGTCCATTCTCTGACTACCAAAGGCAAGCCACTGATACGCACTTCCCCCAAATTAACTCAGGATATTATCCAGTCTCCTCTGCTGGTGGAATTGAAATATTGAACGATACTAAGATGTTCGACGCTGTGTTTGCATGGAGAGACGGACTCTCAGCCGGATTTGGTGGTCATCCCGGTATCGAAGCGGGTGGATACTTTACATTAATTTCCCAGAATGGTGACACCCTACAGATTAGGGCAACCGGCGGTGTCGCTAGTATGTTGGGAAGCACATTTTCTGACCCGATTAATTTGAATATTAGACCATATGATGCTTCCCTTGAGGTCTTTGGTTTTACAGGAGACGATGCAGACCTTATTTGCGCTACAAACGCTGATATTGACAAACCATATCTTGGAGCGTGTAGTAGAATACACGACAAGACCAATGGTGGGTTCAATAGTAGAGTATACTTCTCCTCTTTTAGTGGGTCAGACTCGAATCAGGTCGCGGAAATCGATGACGTTATATGCACACTAGCGAGTCACGCTGCTCCGAATGGGATTACGGGTGCATAAATAAATTGAATTGGAGATTTATATGATTGTTAGAAATGTACAAGAGTTCGCTGAATCGTGTTCCAAGATAATTCATGTTCTTATTCCACAAGATTATGGAGTTATAAGTTCCATAATGAAATACTATGTTGATGTATTGAAGAAATTCCCTGATGACACTGCTGCAGAGCAGAATGCAATGCACGTTTTATACGTTGGTGTTCATGAGTATCTAGATAAGAATCAAGACAGAGCTTTAGCTCTTCTTCAACACTTGGGTGTCAATAAGATTGAGTTTTACAATGGTGAACTTCCTATCGGAGTTCTAGAGGTTCATTACGAAGAAGAACCGGTTTAGGGAATCAAACCGAAAACTGTGACCGATGCGGCTCGGAACCTATATGAACCATCTGCTGGTGGTATTGGTCTTACCACCACTTCCCCGGCGGCATGTCTTACACTTTTTAGGAGAACGGGCGTTCTTGGTGTTTTCCTGTTTTGAAGGAACCTTAGACCTTTTCCGCCGGCTGCAATGGTAGCTTGACCACCAATACTGGGGGCAGCGCTCCCTACGTAATCAGAGATTTCTCGTAATACTGCTTTACCGGCCGTGGGCATTTTGAATAGGATGGCTTGAACGTCTGCCGGTATATCAGAGCCACGCAGTTCATCTTGAACAGTTCCGCTGACAGCATGGACTGTAAGTTCTACAACGTTAGTGAATCTTTCTGGTGCGCTTCTCATGGTTATTTTCCTAGAATAACATTTCTATGGTCAGTTCTGCCGAACAAAATATAGATTCGGGTCTGAACGGTATGATTTTTCCATCGTCATCGTCCGCATCTAATATTAGAGTCATTTGACTACTTTGAAAATTCATAATTAAAGCCGAGGCTGTGGTGGGGTGAATCTTGAATGCTTTCATCTTCGTAGGTAGTTTAATTGAGGTGGTCCCAGCTGAAATGGTAAGTTCTACCGCCGAATCGTAGGCGATTCCGTCTTGTTTTGTTGTTGTGAGATCTAACGCCATCATTCACCTCAAAACAGGTAGTGGATTGTTCGGTTACTGGAACCGCCTGCTCTTATCTGGGAAGGTATGATGTTTGTTATCTGACCGGCTGTGGGTGATAACTCAATTTCCACACCATTGTCAAATTTGATATCATAATCATCAGCAGTTGCAAAATAAATTGCTTTGGTGGTTGGGGGGACATCCGAAAAGGCACTGTTAGTGATGGTGACTTCTACTGCGTTCGTATAATAATCTCTTCCGCCGATGGTACTGAGTGGCATGTCTAATCCCTTTCACTGATTCCGCGAATCGCAATCGCGTTGTCTTGTAATTGTTGTCTAATCCAAACAAGATCAGTCTTGATCTCTGCCAGGTTAGATTGAAGTTCTACTCGAAACTCCTCTGCGACACCAACTCGCGTTTCGAGTTCCCGTATGTCACCTTTGAGTGATTCGATTTCTAATGAGTAAGTTGCGTCTTTTACTGCTACTTGCCAGACAAGAGCTAAGAGAGTAAGCGCCCATCCCACTAGTGTTGCGACATTCGTCCTTGAACTACTTGATGATGCCATTGTGTTTCATTCTCCCCATGAGTACTATATGTAGACAAATTATTTATTCTATAAATAAGGTAAACACCAAATCTGGAGTCCCTGCATATGAAATCCTTCCGTAATTACGTCAATGATCCCACCAAAAACCCAGAATACGATCCCGAACTCGCTGACATGAACATCGGTGAAGCAAAGTCTGATGTAAAGGTAGGTGATACTGTTCACCTCGGACATGGGACAAGGGGTGGTACTGGTGTCGTTGGTAGAGTCATTAAAATTCAAGGTAACATGGTTCATATCAAGAACGACAAAGGTGACACATTCAAGGGCCCAATGAATCGTGTAAGTGTGAAGGAGTCCACTGAACTCGAAGAAGCAAAGTCCAAGGATATCGTCAAGGGTCTCACCGATATGGACGGCCCCTTCACCGTTGTTGCCATCAGAAACAAGAAGGTGATCAAGCAAGAAACCACCAAGATGCGAAACATGCTTCCCGCCATCGTCAAGACGATGCGTAAGGATATCGGGCCTGGTGGCACCATCGCTATCGAGGATAAGAAGGGAACCATTCGCGGCACCTTCAAGGAAGAAGTCGAAGAGGTTACCGAGAAGTTTGAGATGGAGTTTGCAGATAAAGAAACCGCTCAGAAGTTCATGTCTCAGATCGTTCGACTTCGACTCGGTTCTGCCACTGGAACCAAGGACGGTAAGGTTACCGTTCACGGTCCACAACAGGCCGGCGTTGGTAGCCCAACAAGAGCTCACCAACAGATGTCAAAGATCATGAAGAAGTTCGGTGGTAAGATCATCAGTACCGACGAAGGTCCACGCATGAAGAAGGTCTTCGAAGCACCAAAGGTCAAGATCAAACTCGACCCCAAGAAGAAGATTGGATATGAGGTCAGGTCCGTTGGTCCCGGTGGTAAGACCACTGTCACCAAGAGAAGAGACATGCCCGGTAAGAAAGATGTCGGTGAAGCTAAAAGAGTTTATGGTCCCGGGCCCGATCCTAGAATCAAGAAACTATCCAAAGAGTCCAAAGCAGAACTTGCCATCATGGCGAACTCCTTCGGTCACTCTGGTGGTCCTCATCTAGATGCAAACAATGTCACCGGAATAACCAAGAAGGCGGTCGATCTCTGCATCAGAGACGCAGAGAAAGCAATCAAGAATATGGGTCCAAAGATCCCTGCCAAATTCAAGAAGATGAGAGTGGACAATCTCGCTAAGTTGAAGAAGGAACTTGGTACTAAATGAGTCTGTTTGAAGGTACAAATGTAAACCTCAAGGGGTGGATTCATGGGAAGAAGAGGAAGATCATCCTCTGGAAACCCAAGAGTCACATTCGTCCGTATCACACGGAACACGTTGTGAACAACCCCAAGAAGTATGGGATGACCGAACATGATCTATTGAAGATCATCGCAAAGGGTATGGATGGATTTGAACCAGAGGACGACGAGACAAAGGATCTACTTCAGGATGTGAAGGTTGGTCGGTTCGACCGCGATGATCAGATCGACGAATACATGTATTCGCAGGGATGGGTCCGAGTCGTTCTGAACAAGGGTACGAGTTCCATTGAGGCCCCCAGAGCATACAATAGAAACATCCTGCCTGCCGCGAAGGTTCTTGCGAAGAGATTCGCATGGGAACAGATCGAGTTTCTGGAGATGGGTGACATTCTACACGATGATGTACCTCAACTAATCTCGGACGAAGGATCGTGGAAGACCTACCTCAAGACTGGTAAGGTTCCCAAGAAGACCGAGATCGGTTCCACCATGGCCATGTTCCGCGAGTGGACGCAACTCAATGAGGGTAAGTTTGGTCACACACTCTGGATCGACCCCAAGGGTAAGATCTATGACATGAATGATCGCAAAGAAATCACACACCCCAAGGGTCACCCATACACTCACTATGATTGGGTCGCTGCAAACTTCACCAAGTATTTCGGTAAGACTGCACCAGATAATATGGGTAAAGTTGTCTACGATGCACCACACGAAAAGGGGTGGGCAAGAGTACGAAACAACTCACGCGAGATTGATGTTGAAGTCAACATGAAGAAACTAACCAGATCACAAAAGAAAGCACTGAGAGATATTGTTGATGCTGGTCCTGAGTACGGCAACAAGGGAATAAATCGTCCCATGTACATCGACGCATGGGTGAAGAACAAGAAGAGTCGTGCTGGCGATAAGTCATACAACAACTATGAAGAGATCGTGGACTTCCTGAGTGAAGAAGTTCTCGACGAAGGTGTTCGTGACATCATCATGAAACTCAGGAGAATGCCGGCGGTTATCAAGAAGATCAAGTCAACTGCCCAATTTGAACTCAAGAAGGCCGCCTCGACTCTACTCGCCATTCCTGCGGTGAGTAGTCTTCTCTCGAGCTCAGACAAACAACAACAGGCCGTGACTGTCGTGAGATCTCTGCGTTCTATGATTCTCGGTGAAGAGATCAACGAGTGCTGGAGTACCCATGTGCAGAGAGGGTACAAGATGAAGGGTGGGAAGAGAGTTCCCAACTGTGTACCAAAGAACGAAGATATACAGGAACGAAGAAGTGATGTATTCTGCATAGTTGACCCCAAGGGCAAAGTGGTTGCCTCCAACCTCACCAGTAAAAATGCAGAGAAGGAAGTTTCAAGACATAGAAAGGCGATCATCGTGTTAGATCCAGATGCAAAAACTGGAGATAAACTGCCTTACTTTGCTACGGAAGAGGTCGATGAGGTATACCGTGACTCCGGTCTGGGTAAGTGGTTTCATGGTCAGTCCGCCGGCGGTAAACCCGGATGGGATCGATACAACACCAAGGGCGAAAGAATCGGTAAGTGCGGAGACGCGAAGAAGGGCGAAGGTAAACCCAAGTGTCTTTCGAGACAGAAGGCCGCGAAACTGCGAGCGCAGGGTGGTAAGAAGGCAATCGCAAATGCCGTTCGACGCAAACGTGCGAAGGATCCAGACACCGATCGTCCCGGAACCGGAAACAAGCCGATCAACGTCTCGAACCGTATCGATAAAGACCCCAAGAAGAAGGGTATACAGGACGAGAACAATCCTCGCATTCCTCGCAAGCCTGGTCAACCCGCGAACTCCAAGAAGCATTCGGATCTATACACCGATGAGAACCCCAAGGGTACGATTCACGGTCTTGGATTCAAGGACGTAGAGACCGCGAAGTCATCCGTTGCCAAGATCAAGAGATCTGATCGATCACATGCACACAAGATTCAGGCTGCCATCGCCATGGAACAGAGGGCGAGAGAGATGGGTAAGACATCCGAAGCTGCCGTGTATCGCAAGTATATCAATCAGATGAAGAAGAAGACCAAAGAGAAGAACGAGGATTGGTCCGACAAGTACAAGAAGTCCATTGATTGTGACAACCCCAAAGGATTCAGTCAACGCGCCCACTGTGATGGCCGTGATAAAAAGGAGGAGACGATGAAGTCTTTCAACCAGTATCTACAAGAGAAGAACAAACCAACCAACCCCAAACTCTGGGCAGCATCCATCGCCGCCGCAAAGAGAAAGTTTGATGTGTACCCGTCCGCATATGCCAACGCATGGGCATCCAAGCACTACAAGAGCAAGGGTGGAAGTTGGACTAAATCCAAATCCGAGTCAGTCGAAGAGGGCTGTGGATGTAACGGAACCTCCGAAGAGGCCAAGTCTCCCGCATGGCAACGTAAGGCCGGTAAGAACAAAGAAGGTGGACTCAACGCCGCAGGACGAAAGTCATACGAACGTGAGAACCCCGGAAGTGATCTGAAGGCTCCTGTCTCCGCGAAGACTGCAAAGAAGAACCCAGACGGTAAGGCCGCAAAGAGACGCAAGTCATTCTGTGCTCGCATGGGTGGTATGCCTGGGCCCATGAAGGACGAGAAGGGAAGACCAACTCGAAAGGCCCTCGCACTCCGCAAGTGGGACTGCTGAAAGATAAACGCCCCGGTTACCCAAGGCGTTTACCGCATACCCTCAACGGGGTAGTTCTTTTGCAATCGACATCATTCTATTCGTAGACCATTCACGGTTCTTATCAACATTATCAATGATATTGTCGATGTCTCTCTGAACAGATCTCTCCAACCGTTGTCTCAAGTCTCTCTCGTTCGCCACTTGCTTTTCGAGAGTGGATACCTTGTGACTGATCTTCCAAACAAATCCAATCAATGCGAACACGGCTGTTCCTAATGCACCCATGATGAAATCAATGAAATAGTTGCTAAGTGCTTCTTCCATTTGATTTCTCCCCTTTTTGATCTTTATCGATCAAACTATTTAGGGATATCACTCACTTTATCGTCAATTTTTCTGCCCCATTTTACATGATTCCAAACACGTTCATATATGATATACAAGACAAGTGCAGATGCGTTGATCTGTAGAGCCAACAAGATATCATTTATACTGCCCCACTTGATCAACGAAACACACATGACAAAACCAATGATTCTAAAACCAATGGCTTTGACAAGACTTCTCGAAACAGATTCTTTGAAGTTCACTTATCGCATTCGCAACATCGACCCATGATCCACTTTAGTATAGAGCATTTTTTTGTGGGACAATCAACGGGCCATGATTTGCCTCCAGAGAGAGGAATATCATCGGGGTTCTTGATCGCCCTCTGAGATGCCCTCTTGATCTCTGATTCAGTAAGTAGTAGATCGACTTCGACTTCTGCGAGGTTCACTGTAGTATGGAAATAATCAGTCATAAAGTATAAAATCCTTTTTTAAATAAAAATAAAACGGCTATATGCGGGCCATAGAGGGGGGATCAATAGAAGTTTGAAAGGTTGTCTCCCCACTTAGTACCCTTGACTCCGGGTGAGTTTGCTACCTTGTTCATACTGTCCCGGAAATGTTGGGGAAGTTTACCCGTCCGAGTCATGTCGAGTTCTTGGAGTTTGCCCAGTGCAGGCATGCCTCCTATGGTCTTCACCACGGAGAGTTCTCCGCACTCGGGACAGGGTTCGGTTGTTGGTTGGTTGCGGTTGTCCATGCCGAGGTTCTTCTCGAAGGCATGTTCACACTTCTCACATTGGTAATCATATATGGGCATCATTCACTCCTCTGTATATTTATAAAAGAAAACCCGGTCTTGCGACCGGGTGAACTCCCTAACGCTTACCTGCTAACCATTTCAAATAGGACTCCGAGTCCCGCTTTCTTGCAGGTAGGTTAATTGGGAGGTTGTATTGTTTCGCTAATTTTCTTGTTTCTTTTTCTGTGGCCTTCTCTAGTTCGAGGTAGTCTTCTGTGAGGAAGATCGGGTCGTTTCGAAACCACTGCATCATGTGAACGTATTCGTGCAGTAGAGTCCATGTCCATTCGGTCTTGGGACACTTAGTGGCGACCACCAGGCGTCCTGGCGTCCCCTTCCACGGTCCTTCGATGTCTGGTTCTATGAAATACCCATCTGAGTACTCTCCTTGGAATTTCACGGTCTTGTAGGGTCTGAGAACGACTTGGACATTCAGCTTCTTGGCCTGGTCCCGCACCATCTTGAGTAGCTCATTCGTCTTCATAGAGCCCCTCGAGGGTTGAAACAATACCAGTGGTCAGGTCCACGATATCGGTGAGGTTCTCCTCCTCCAGTTCCGTGAGGTAGATGCCACCCAGACGTTGGAGAAGTTGAATGATGTACGCGCTGTTGTTGATCGTCTTGCAGATCTGAAGGATCTCCTCAGAGGAGAGGTTGTCCTGTTCTGCATGAAGAGTATCATACAGGACGGTCAGTGCTTCGAGTGAGTCGGTGATTTCGGTGGTGGTGGTCATATGGCCCAATGGTCCTCTGGAGTGTTGTTGATGTTTTCTTCTTCACGTTCGATGGTGCAACTGTGGCAGTCGCATTCTTGGGTGTCCATTCAGACCTCCGCAAAGTTACCGGCCAGGGTGGTGAGCATACTGCGTTCGGCCTTCTTCGCAGCAGCCTGCTTGATGAATGCGGTCTTCGCTCGTGCCGCGGAGGCGTTCTCCGGGAGATTGTCGAAAGCATTCAGTGCTCGTCCGTTGATCTTGGGATCGAAGACGAAGTAGTGATCGTATCCGGGGTAGTCGGTCAGTGCAACGTACTTGTTGTTCTGGAAGTCTTCGAGGGCCTTGGTAGCCTTGTCGTGGTCGTTCATGTACTGAGTGGCGTAGTGACCATTGTCAGTCAGGAAGTACCCGATGGTGCGGCATCCCGTGGCCTGTCGAAGCCAGTTCAGGAGTCGATCGGTGTCGTTCTTACCTTCGACGACCTTGTTTCCGATCTTCAGAATCGCATCGCGGTAGTATCCACCTTCGGACCCGTTAAGTGCAGCACCGTAGTAACTGATCGGACCAGAACCGGAGCATCCGTCCGTGAGGAACACGGCGGTGGGGTGCTGGACGCCGGCGTCACGCATTCGCATGATCAGAGGAGCAGTCGCGGCGATGGCCTCGTCGAGAGGAGTACCACCGAGACCCAGACGACGACCGATGCAGTAGTAGTCGTTCGGGGTGAAGACTCGCGCCTTGCTCTTGCGGCGGCCGCCGTTGATGTTGAAGTAATCCATGAGCGTGACCATGTTGACCAGCGACTGAGCGTAATCGGTGGGACTGAGGTTCGAAGAACTCATCTCCAGAAGACGGAATCCGTCACCGGAAACCTTGAAGTTCTTGCTGCCCTTGGTGATCGAACCGACTGCTTCGGGAGCATCGTAACTACGGCGATCCCATCCAGTGGTGAAACCGTAGACCGCGAAGGGAATTCCGATTCGCTTGCAGAACATGACGAGGTTGATGGCCTGCTGGATGGTATCACCCATCTGCTGATCCATCGATCCAGACCAGTCGATCTGAACGACCATGCCGTGGTTCTTACCCTTGGGCAGAATCGTGTTCTTGCGGAAGATGTCTTCCGAGAACTTGTAGTTGACCATCTTGACGGTATCGAGAACACCAGTCTTCGAGATCTGCGCCCTGCGGGCAACGTCCGCGGCCTTCTTCATGTCGAACTGCTTCGCCATGACGTTGATCAGAAGCTTCTGATCGCGGAGGAAGGTATCGGCGTAGGCCTTGATGGCGATCTTCTGATCGATGGTCAGGTTCTGAGAGAGCTCCTTGGTGATCTCGCTCGCGGGCACGATCACCTTATCGACATCCATTCGCACGGGAAGCTGTCCGTAGAGAGCGGGATGCTCGTCTTCGGCTCGGTCCTTATCGACGAGCGCTTCTTCCATACCCTGCTGGGTAGTGGAACGCTGCAGCGTGGAACCAGTATCGCCCGCTTCGCGGCCGGACGCGGCAGTACCATCGACTTCATCGGAGTCAGCAGACTCGCCGGTGTCGGTGTCGTCGTCCATCGATCCGCCGGTGTCGTCACCGTCACCGGACTCGCTGCCTTCGGGAGTACCGTTGACATCTTCGTCGTCGCCGGCGTCACCGCCCGAGCCCTTACCGTCTTCGCCTTCGGAATCGTCGTCAGTCGATTCGTTCGAGGGCGAAGGAGAACCGCCGTTGCCGGACTGGCCCTTCTCAGGAGTCTGGCCGCTCTCGGACTCTTCCTGCTCCTGCTCCTTCTCGTCCTGTTCGAGCTTCGACATGTCGTAGAGCTCGCGGGCGAGATCGACAACTTCGGACCATTCAGTCGCCACTGCGATTCGGTTGACGAGATCCTGCTCTTCAGCGTTGAACGAGACCGCGTATCGGTCTTCGAGCTTGAAGTGGAGGTTGACGCGATCCATCAGGGGCATGCCGACGGAAGAAGCGGGAAGATCACCGAAGATGCCATCCGTGTGCATACGGTCGTAGCCCATGCGAAAGTCCCGGACCAGGCCCGGGAACTTATCCTTCATGAGCCGCTCGATGCGGGCGTCTTCGACGATGTTGAGGCAATCCTTCGCAGCTGCGAAGTCGCGGCTGTTGATCGTGGCGACTGCGGCCATGAGAGGATCCATGCCGGCAGGAGTGAAGAGCGCGTGAGCGACTTCGTGACCGACGAGCATATCGTAGAGCTCGTTGG